CTCACCACCGACGATACTGAAACTAGCTTCTGTTAGATTCGTCGTAAATAAAAAAACACCTTGACCGTGGACAGGCAAATTACTATTAGATTTGGTACGCATTCTCTTTTTTATTATGGGGGCGTATCTTTAGCCTTTTTGCTTCTAAGTCCAATCAATCACAATAAATTCTTCGGTTCTTGCCTGCCTTACATCAATAAAGGGGCGCATTTTATCATCCAATGCTGAAATATCATACTCTTTACCATCTCTACCTCTTGCCATCGAAACTTTTTTATATTCTATGGAGCAATCAGGAAAGAGGCTACGAAGATGCGTTAGAATCTCTTCCATATGCTCTGTTGCATACTCCCTTGGAATACCTAAATCATGAGGATATGATGAATTAGAAGGAAGTTTAATAGAATTATAAGACTTATTGATAATAATTTTATATACAGTTTCTTGATTTCGCTCAGCAAATCTTACTGCCTCTGTGTATAGTCCTTTAACTATTGAGTTTATCATCATAATGTGAGCCTCTTCATCCTTCTGTTCCTTGAGTCCACGCATAGCGTTACGAGAGAATGGTGTAAGAGACATTTTGTATAGTTATAAATATGTAAGTTTAATCTTCAATTTTTAAAATTTTCTGTCTAACGATAGAATCAAACTTAATAATAATTTACTATAGATAAAATTGAATAATTTTTGACATTTATCATATAATAAGAAATGTCTACAACTAATATTTATATACTTCGTCTTGAAGGTGGAAGGTATTATGTAGGAAAGACCGATTGTTTAAAAGATAGAGTTGAGCAACATATGAAAGGAAATGGTTCTTCTTGGACTAAGAAATATAAGCCATTGGGAATTGACAAGTTAATTAAGAACGTATCACCCTTTCAGGAAGATTCTATTACGAAAGAGTATATGTCAAAATATGGTATAGACAAGGTGCGTGGTGGTTCTTATACTCAAATAACATTAGATAGTTCTCAAAGAGAGGCGATTGAGCGTGAAATTATTGGTGCAAAAGACGGATGTCAACAGTGTGGAGAAAAGGGGCATTTTATTCGGTATTGTCCTAATAAAAATAAAGTTATATCTGAACCAACTGCGATTTATGAATGGGAATGTGAATATTGTGATAGGAGCTTTACAACTGAATTTGGCTGTACAATTCATGAAAAATCATGTAAGCAAAAGAATACAAAACCCCGTTATATGAAACAAGTAACTAGCAAGAAAGAAGGTGTTTGTTATCGCTGTGGTCGCCCAGGACACTTTTCTCCCGATTGTTATGCAAGAACACATCATATGGGTTACACATTGGATTCTGACTGTGAATCAGACGATGATTCTGATTAAATTTATCAATCAAGCCCTAGAAACTTGCGCCCAATCTTACTAGTAGCGAACATTCCGCATCCCGCTAAAATTTGCGCATAAAAGACGGGAGTTCTTTTTGTGCAACATAATAAATAACCGGATAAGACTATAAAAAGTAGGGAACTTAGCCAAAATAATTGCGTGAACATATCCATTCTATAATATGTATAAAGAAAAATCTGCACAGGTCTAAACATAGAATCAGCATTAATAAGAGAATGCCACAGGAAAAACCAAAAGAGGAACGTCTCAAGGAAGGCGTTACAATGATTAAAAAGCTCAAACAGGTTGGTATTAGCCCTGAAGACAGTGGTTTTCAGAGTATTCAGAAGGCCGTGTCTGAATGGGTGAAAACTGGAGAGGAATTTAAGGATGTAATACCCTTTGCGCGATATGATAGGAATGCGCACATTGTTCTTCCAAAGTTTGTGGGCTCTAGCGCGAGTATTGTTCTAAAGGTGATTGATGCTTCTGCGTATGAAACCTAACTCCAATCAACAACCAACGTCAAAAAGGTAATATTTGTAAAATACACCATACAACCCGGGAAATTCTGAAGAACTTTGTCAGATATCAATGTCTGTAGTTCTTCATCCAAATACACAGACTCCCAGTTATTTTTACAATATTGGCGCCTGATATTATTGGAACTGGCCTGTTGAATAACATCATTCGTAATTTCACTAACAAATTTCTGAACAATTTCATTTTTCAGCCGCTGTTTATCAGCATTTACTTTCAGATTTTGTAAATCACTACGACTGAGTGGTAGCTTCATCTTTTAATAATATATAGGGACAATTGCTTAGGTCTAAGCAATCGCCTCTCTCCTCTAATCAGAATGGCGTCTGAACGCTCAGGACTCCTCTCAGAAGGTGCTCTATATGAGACCCTTGCAAGAGGAAATAAGGACCTATATTTTATAGGTTCAGGGCTCAATAATACAGTAAACCCTTTTGAAACACGATATGAACGTGGGCCAGGCTTCGTAAATGAACTTCGCCGCACAGTTCCACTCAATGCTGTAGAGTTTGGCCGTTCCTGTGAGTTTGAGTTCGATATTGCCGGCGATGTTTTTCTCGAAACAACACTCTTAATTGATCTTCCGACCTGGTTGCCACCTCTCGAGGCAGCCTTAAACCAAGAATCGGGCTATTCGGTTCTTGCTGGTTCAACCGGATACGGCTACACTCGTGGCATCGCCTATTTCCTCTTTTCAAATATTCAAATCTACCAAGACAAGATTCTCCTACAGGAGTTCAGCGGTGATACACTTTGGGCTTCTCGTCTTTCCCGCGGAACACTCAATTCATCTTATCTAGATAACGCACTCACGGGTATGTCTGACGTATCAGGCTCAGCAGTATCGCTCTCTAGACAGGCTACTCCAGGCCGCCTTCGCCTCACGCTTCCTTTTATTGGAGGAAAGACAGGACTACCCTCTTTAGGAATAAAACAACAGGCCTTTCGTGTTAAACTCACACTCAGACCCTTAGAGGAAATCGTCGAATGCTCAGATTACAGTGTAGTCTTTCCAGCCCCTTGGAATGTTCCTATGCTTACAGTCTCGAGACCTGATAATAGTACGTATCAAGTTAAACCATTGCCACGGGAACTTATTAAAAGCCCGCAGATTTTTCTAGAAACACGGCATGTGTATCTAGATCCTGATTCACGAAAGGGTATAATAACATCTAAGCACGAAATTCCCTATTCGGTATTCTATGAAAACAGTCTTACATTTGGGGGGCTGGATTATGCCTCGGCAAATGAAGCGACGGCGAGTTTTCCAGGATTCGTGCGAGACCTCGACGCAAGACACCCTGCTAGTCGGATATTTTGGTTTTTCAGAACACGAGATGACCTGCAGCGTGGTCGTCGCTGGGCCACTTCTGCCTATAATAATCCATATTACCAGGATGTCACCTTTTTAATTGCCGCGCGCGACAGAGAATCCATTGAAGGTCCGGCTATTTGGAATACACTTGTTTCTTTTGCAAAAGAGGACAAGGACCCTGGATTTGCAATTGGAGAAATGAATTGGGATCTCGGAGCAACTGTTCCAACAGACGAAAAAGTACCTGAAGGCTCTATTAACTTTTCAACTGCAGATAAACCCGTTTTCTATTTTCATATACGCCCGCCAAATATTGGACAGCCTTTTTTGACTGAAGTTGTAGAGGCTACAGTTGTTATAGAGGCGTGGACACTTTATGCTGTCGAAGATGGTCGTGGATTTTTCAAATACAGTAGTTAACGTATTGGCAACGGCGCGATATACAACCCCCTTAAATTTTGGTATAATATCATAGATGAGTAAGCGACCACTCGGTACAATAACAACACTCTTGGATCTCACGGATCGTGACACCCAAGAGGATTATATGTATCCACTTGATTCGGAAACAACACGCTTTACTCGTGATAGAAATCGAAGAGTGGTTGCCTTTACACCGCAAATTCAAAATATTCTCTTTCGTGGTCCGGCGGCCTTCGGTCAACGATTCAGTTTCGATATTGGTTCACTCCTTGTCGGCGACCTCCTCTATGGGGCCGTTCTTCAGATAAAACTCGGCCATTGGCTCGATGATAGAACATTAAATATGCTCGCTGCAGGAGAGTATCGCTACACAGACCCTTCAACTGCCTGGGAATACGCAAATGGCCTCGGTGCTTCCTGTATCGCCTCTGCAGAACTCGAAATTGGAGGGAAAACTCTTGAAACAATTGACGGAGATTTCATAAACGCCTGGAGCCTACTTTCGAACAATTATAATACCCAGGTCGGTATGACTTATGACCATTTAGCACGTCTACCAATTAGTTTACTAAGACAAGTGGGAACCGGGTCAGGACCTATACCAAATCCTCGCATATATCCAACAGAAGATGGATACATACACTGCCCCCTACATCTTTTTTTCGGTCGTGTCAGGTACCAAGAGGCCCTATCACTTATATCAATTAAAGAGGGTAATGTACGTTTACATATTACATTGAGACCCTTCTCGGAGGTTGTCAGGCAAGTCCGAGGCTACAGAGATTCCTGCGATTCTGTGCCGATTAATAGAATTATATCATTCACTGATAAAAATGACGTAGTTCGAGAGGTGGCTACAACTCAAGCAGTTCCTTCACTTGACTCCGTATCTCTTATGACTTTTGGGGCGATTCTGAGCGGCGATTATAGACAAACACTTCTAAGAAAGCCATTTGAGGCCCTACATCGAGAGTTACAGACATTTTATTTTGATGAACCACTGAAATATGCAATTAGTAAACGAAATGAAAATTTGATTACAATTCAATTGCCGATAGAGGCAAATCATCCCGTGGAAGAACTCATATGGTTTATACGCCGTAAAGATGTAGCCACAAATAATGAGTGGATGAATTTTACAGATAAATTGGAGACGGAATATCCTGTCGGAAATGATCCGAAGTTTATGACAAAACCACTTCTTGTTAATGCCAAAGTTCAAATAAATGGGATAACTTTAATTGAAGCCGATGAGCAGTATTTTAGACAACAAATTGCTTCGAAACATAAGGGTGGATATGCAGCATATTCGAATTACATTTATGGAATTTCATTCGCAGAGGTGCCAGGAATTCACCAACCTACTGGCTCTATAAATGCATCTCGTGCTAACTCGATAAGACTTACGATGGATATAAAACCTCCTGGGGGGGATTTAGATGGATCGTGGGAAGTAAAAGTATTTTGTAATGCAATAAATTGGATGCGATTTGAAAATGGATTAGCGAATGCCGTATTTGAGGATTAGTCTTCCTCTTCCTCTTCCTCTTCTTCTTTCACTATACGTTTTTTCTTTTTTGCAGCAAAAATACCTTTAATTGCATTCTTATTGTATTCTTGCGTTTCACGGCGTTTTACACCAATAAAAATAAATACTGCAGCTAATGGTACTAAAATCATAGATATAGATGACAATAAATCTAGGTATCCCTTTTTTGTCCTTTGATTATTTATAGTATCATTTGGACTTATGAAATAAAATACTGCAATAATAGATATAATTACTATACAGGTCCCTCCTAAAATAAAATAAAATGTATAGGTATCTTTCATTCTTATTTATAATATATATTTTAATAGTATGGTATATAACGTAAATACTTCGAGACGAAACTTTCGTATTTTATGTAATAATTAGTAAGTGATAATTTTTCTGGGTTTATTACACCTATCATATGCGTAAATGGAATTCCTATATATAACAAAAAGAGTCGAACTGTTAAAAATATAAAATTAATAAATGCATGAAAACCTATGCCATAGGCTGGAAAGGCAATTGATAACATAGATATACCCACATAGAAAGATGATAATTTAAATGCTGAAACATTTGATTGATTAAATAAATTTTTAGTAAAACAAAAATAGAATATAATAAGACTTATAACTATAATAAATACAGTTGAAATAAATACATAATATTGTGTATTTTGAGATATAATAAAACTATAAAAATCTAGAACTTCAGGACTAAATCCACCACTAAAATATATCATCTAGTATTTACTACTTATTACTATATTTAATTTATAGTGAATTACTTGACTCCAGCTATTTTCCAGTACGTATTCTAATTGCTAATCCTATTGTAAATAAAATAATAGAAACAATTAAACTAAATAACTTAATCACACGAATTACATAAGTGCCAGTTGTACTATTATCAAACGTATTAAATGAAATTGAATAATATCTTGATAGAAGAAAATAATATAGATGGTATATGAATATTGAAAATAAACATACAAATGATGCCAAAAACCCACCTCTAATAAATTCATTAAATGGTGTATTAATTACATAATAAAACATAACGACATCTATATAGATAATAATTAGTAGACTATAAGATTGTAAAAAAATCAAAATATTATCACCCGTAGATGGTGGTGGTGGGGGCTTGGGTGGTTTATCAGCCATTATACTAAAGATTAATACTATTTTATTTAAGAATTATTCTTTTTAATAACTGTTTCATTCTTACCGCCCTTAAGAAATCCATATATAAATAATATTATAAAAACTATAAAACTAAATAATTCAACTGTAAGAATTATAAGCATATTGTTAGTGTATGTAATAGTTGAACTTGAAGTATTATCTGTATCATTAAGATACATATAATTATATAAATAATGTAGACCCGATGTTATTAAACATATAATCGCTAAAATATATGAAGTTTTAATAACACCATTAATTTGAATCTTAAATATAATACAGTAAATAAAATAAACACTGCACAAAACTAGCACAATCATATAATCATAGTTTAGTACATTAGTAAAAAAATTATCATTGATTAATTCTGTATCAGCCATATTATACTACGTATTAATACGATTTTTATTTCCCCCTACTAAAAATAAGGACTCCACATACTATAGAAATGGTTGCCTCTCTCCTAAGAGTGCTTCATAGTGGAATACAAAACTCACGACTTCTTCCTCCGAAGGGTCAGCCAAAAATAGGCCTGTTTTCGAAGGTTTTAATACGTGCTGGAAGATTCACAACACAATGGGTCCGCCTCGATTTTGACACGAATCCAACCTTTGGCTCTAAAGCCGTAATAACAATTCCTAGAAAAGGCCATCTCGTAGGGCGCTTGTATCTCGTAACAACAATGCCCGATATTTTTACAATACAGGCGACGGCTGCAAGTATTCCAGGGTTCGCCGGTCCACAGTTCACATGGACAAATTCTCTAGGAAATGCTCTTGTACAGGAGGCAACTATAGATATTGGTGGTTCACGTGTAGAGCAAATAGGCGGACAGCTCATGGAAGTTCTCGATGACTTCTACACACCTCTAGAAAAAGTCAACCTTGTCAATAAAATGCTATCTAGAAACATGACTAATTTCCCACAATTTTCAACAACAATACCCGATCCGACATACACTCCCCTGCCCTTTTGGTTTAGCAGGGGTGACCCTGGAGTTTATCTACCAGTTGACGCTCTAGCATCTGATGTTGTAAAACTTACTGTACAGTTTTCAGCACTGAATTCACTTTATGTGAGTTCTGCAAAATTACCTATAGATGGTAACTCTCCTCAAATAGCTGGCTCGGGATATTTTCCCTTAGCAAATTCACCGTTTTACGTAACCAATCCAGCAGGAAATTTAGTATATGGTTTAGATGGAAATCCTTTAAATTCAACACGCGTCTCTGCAATACCTGGTATTACAATGCCAAACACTTTACAGCTCGGTGATACGTATGTAATGGCAGAATACATATATTTAGATGCTCCTGAAGCGAACAGATTTCGCATTTCAGACATAGAAGTTCCAGTAACACAGCACTATGCCTTCGACCCTTTTGATACAAATGGCTCCGTAAGAGCAATGATTCCGCTTCGTATTGCGAATCCTACGCGAAATATACTTTTTTATGCCCAGCGTTATGAAGCGCCTATGTTTAATGCGCCCTTCTTAGCTACGCGTGATTTATCCGGTTCCGATACCTTGAATGCTCCCTGGTGGCCTAACGCAAGTCCAATAAATGCGCGAGCCCCTGGGACACTGATACCTGCCTTTCAGTTTCGTGATTCTGAACCACTCAGTTCTATTATGTTAGTCTATGAAGGAAAACTCGTGAGATATGTATCGACAAGTCCGTCTGTTTTTAGATCACTCGTGCCCTCTTATGAAATGAAAAAATCACCGTTCGTAAATCGATATTATTATAGTCTTCATTTTGGCCTCAATCATGGAAATATTCCTGCTTCATTGCCATCAGGCGAGGCGAATCTTGATAAAATTCATACAATAACACTGGACCTTGAATTCAAACCATTTCGCGGCTACAAGATTGTTCCACGTTACAGAGTTTTCATATGGGCAGAAACATACAATATTTTAAGAATATATGGTGGACGTGGTGGAATGATGTTTGCGTACTAAGCATTTTCTTTAGATTTTGACCAAAGAATGTATGCTAAAAAGAGTCCAAAGAAATTTTTAGCAAATATATCCAATATATTGTACCCAGTATTCTTAATTGTATAACTTGTAACGGCAAACACACCGTAGATAGACCAAAAGAATACAAACCAATAAAATACTAGATTTTTAAAATTATCTTCAGAAGAAGGTAGGAATGTATCTTTAATATACTTGAAATTTAAGGCAAATGGTATAAATCCTAAAGCAGTAGATGTGTAGGCTGATAAATAACCAAATTCACCAATAATACCAAATAATAACATTGCGGCATTTAAAACAACTATTTTTACAATTGATTCGGTGTTATCAATTAAAAAATCTGTTAATCTTGTTGATTTATTTCCATCATGATTTAAATAAGCAGACAAAGTAATTAACATTAATGGTGTTGTAATTGCCCAGTCCAAATAACGAAACGGTGTAATATTTCGAGATATCTTACTGAAATAATAACTTAACCAAATATAAAAGATAAATTCAATGACTTGAACAAAAAGTTCGACTTTTACTAAATCCTTTAAAAGTTCATCTTTAGAAGTTATTTCTATATTTATTGCGGCATAATCAATTATTCCAACCACAAGCTGAATAATTAATGAAAATATACCACTTATGTAAATCATTTTTCTAACTTAAATAGATATATTATAGAGCCTAGTATTCCCGTCTAATAAAATTTGACTAATAAACTTTCTATTCAACAGTAAATACATATGGCATCTTTACTTATTGTTGAATCACCCGCAAAATGTTCTAAAATCCAGGGCTTTCTAGGTCCTGGATGGAAGGTCATTGCTACCATGGGGCATATTCGTGCGCTCGATGAAGGGCTCGATGCCGTTGGTCTCGACCGTGATTTCGACCCGAGATATGTCTTTATTAAAGACAAATCGAAGGCGATTCAGCAAATTAAAGCGTGTGCAAAAGAGGCGCGAACGATTTACTTGGCATCAGATGATGACCGCGAAGGTGAAGCGATTTCCTATTCTGTAGCGGTGCTTCTAGGTCTTCCAGTGGAAACTACACCACGTATTGTCTTCCATGAAATTACGAAAGAGGCTATTACAAAGGCCATCGCTGCACCTAGACGTATTGATATGAATCGCGCCCTTGCTCAACAGGGCCGCGCAATTCTCGATATGATGGTCGGATTTACGATTTCACCACTCCTTTGGAAGTTT